GAAAGAGATTACGATTGTAATCAAACCCCCGCGCAACCTTGACTATGTCAAAGTTGCAGAATGCGATCTCTCCCTCACAAGAGGAAGAAACACACCCAACTGATGAGGCCCTAGAGGTGCTCAAACAGTTACAATTGAAGCTCGTGAAGGAAGAACCTCCACGGCAATTCAAGAATCTACTTGCCTTCACAAAGTGGTGGCAATTAGGTAGTCCGGTGGCTCCAGAGGAGGCAACGGATCTTCGAAATGAATATAAACAAGTTTATCTTGTTTCGAAGCAATTCCCTTCACCGCTTGCGTTGAAAGGATTTGGGAACCGAGCTTTGCGTACCTACGCAGGCGAGGCCCTGTCTTTGGGTATTCCATTGGAATACTTCAATGACGAAACCAGAGAATGGGAACTCCAAGAGTGCCCATTCGATGAGCGATGGTCAGATTCAAATCTGACATCCACTCCACGGAATTTCGAATATCGGTTACCCGACTCCGAAGATTCTGAAGACGAAGAACAACCTTTTACAGGTTTTGTTCGTCCCCACTACAGACCGAATATACTTCGAGATCTGCAAGTGGTTACTCGATATGCCTATTTTGTAGGATCAGATCGAGAAGCCCGCGTGAAAACACTATTTGGTGATTCACGTAGGTTAACTGAGCCTTTACCTCGGTTTATAACCAAGTGTAAGGCTAAAGGGTCAGGTAGCGGGCGAGATTTCGCTCGACTACCGACTGAGCTGCAGATGAAAATTCTGCAGACGCGCACGCATTGGGGCCATTGGCTCATGCGGTTGCTGCACGATCCATCTACGGAAAAATATACCAAAAGATGGATTCGAACGCTATGGAGGCGAATTTCTTGCTTCCTAAGCGGAAAACCTGATCCTGAATGGAAATCATCCTGGATTAAGTTTATCTACTCCGGTTCTGTCGATCGACAAACACGGGGTAACAGGCTCCTCGAGGTTTTGCAAACCGTCGAAGGGTTATTTGTCCAACGATTTACTTCTTGTATATCAGAGGACTGGACAAACGAAAAGGCAGATTGCTTCTTCGCTTGTTCTTTGCAAGCTCTAATCGGTGATGAATTCATCGAACCTTTAGACGAACGTCTTTTAGGCTTGCGTACTGTCTACTCAATGATCAAATCGATCAGGGGTGACATGAAACGAACCTGTTTCTTGAGCAATGCGCAAGAAAAGGCTCCAAACGTATCCGGAATGCCATGGGTGTTCCGTTACGTTCTTGATATCTACCGCGAAAATATCGCTGTAGAGTCAGATATCATCAGGATTCAATATTTGAGTCTGATGATTCAGAAAAGAGCGCTTGGCCAACCGCCATCGTTCTTTTCTCTCCAATCGAAAGTCAAATTCTTGAATTTGATTTCGAAGGATCCTGACCCGCTTCCTCCAAAGGAGGAAGCGATTGTCAAGGCATGCGTCGATTCAGTGATTCGTAAGATCCCGACCGACGCTTTCACTGGTCTAACAACAAAAGCTGTTATATCAGTAACTACCGCTGCCTGCTGGAATGAATGCCAGAAGGACGGAGGAACTCTGGGAGCACTCAACAAGTTGATTTCTTTCCCAGAAACAACGCCAGTTCCACTTCGTGATTTGGAAACAGGCGAAATAACCGAACGGCAAACGTTAGAAACGTTAACCGTCGGTGAGTACCTATTCTGGTTTTCACTAGAAGAAGTACTAACACGACCACTTTTGGAATCTACCAAAGCAAAGGTCGTTATGGTTGAAGAACCGGGAAAATCCCGGACTGTAACCAAAGGTGACGCCTGTACAAAGATTATACTTGACGTCATCAATAAGATCTGTTCATACCCTCTTTCGAAGGTTGACAGCTCTTCTTCAGGTATGGCGAAATCTCATCATGCCTGGAGAGTGTTCAAGGACGCCGAAAAGGGCGACTTGAATGCTACACTGTTCTCAAAAATTGACGAACAGTATAACCGTGGGGACAGATTTGTCCACACACGGCGTTGCTGGGCATTGTCAACTGACTATGAAACAGCAACAGATAATTTTGACTTGAAAATTGCCAAGATTATCTCGGATCGATGGCTTAACCGATGTGGTCTGCCAAAGATTTTAAGGGGAATATACAACGCAGTTGCGTATTCTCCTCGATGGATCTACTTTTACGACACTCCTGTCGTGAGATCCATCGGAATCGTTTCTGAAGTCAAGGACTTAAGAAAGATTCAACTAAAGCGTGGCGTCCTTATGGGCGATCCGCTTACGAAAGTACTCTTGCATATGCTCAATATGGCAGTGCGTGAGTACGGGATGTTTGACCAGGTTCCCTGGGACATCCTCGCTCGCTACTTTGCACAACCAGTGCAGGTAGTGAGGGAATTCAAGAAGCAGCTAAAGCTCGTTACTTAAATTCAATTGTCTACCATCACTTTGCCAAGGCGGTGTGATGGTCGCTTCCTGAAATTGAGATCGAAAACGATCC